GCTGGATCATCGGCGGCGGCTCGTCGTCGGCGGGCAAGGTGCATGACGACGCCGCGCTGGTGCACGACATCGTCAGCGCCATGGGAGGGGAAGCGCGGCGGGCGCTCATGGTGCACGGCTTCCTGCGCACGCGGCCCGATCCGCGCATCGGCGCGCGCCATCGGCTCGTGCCGCGCGGCTGGGAGACGGGAGAGAATCCGGTCATGCCCGGCGTCTGGCTGCGCTGGCCGTCGACCGACTACGATTCCAAGCGCGGCGGCTGGTTCGTGCCGCTCGTCCAGGTCGACAAGCCGCATGAGGTGGCGCGCGATCGAGCGGAATGGGCGGCGTGGGCGGCGGGACTGGCCGAGATCCGCGAGAAGGCCGGTGGGCGACTCACGCTGCATGCGCTGAGCGACGAGCTGCCGCCGCTGAGGCCTTGGGAGGCGGGCTGAAATCCGGGCGAGTTGACATGCTGAATTTAGTTTGACAGCGTCTCGGAACCACAAAAAGGAATCGAGCCCGCCCGGCGCAGAGCTGCGGCGGGTTTCTCTTTGCCTGAAGCGCTGATCGGCCGTGATGCGAACGGCGTTCGGGGTCGCGTGCTCCGTTAATGGGTCCTTCCCCGGGATCGAAAACAACACGGGGCGGCGAGGCGTTCGGGTTTGTTAGTAGGGGGGTGGTGAAAGCTGTGCACATGTCCGACACCCCGCACACCTCCGCCGCACTGGCCTGGCTGTCGCAGGGTGATGCTGCTGCGCGTCTCACGGCCGAAGGCGATGCGGTAAGCCGGACGGCGCTTGTCCGGTACCTGGGTCGGCACACGGAAATTCCGAGGCGGTCGGACGGGCCCGGGCACCCGGTCTTCGTGGACTACGATTCGCTGAAGGCGCATCGCGCAGCGCACGCGGCCGCCAGGGCTCTGCAGGCATCGTCAGACGGGTTGCCCTCGCACTCGCCGGCGCCGCAGATCGATTCCTTCGCGGCGCGCTCGCGGATCGCCCGGATCGAGAAGGAAGAGCACGACGCCCGCCGCGCTCGCGTTTTGGCCGACGAGGCGGAAGGGCGCGTGGTCCTGAAGGCCGACGCGGCGCGGGCGTTCTCGGCGATCGGAACCGTCCTCGCGCAATGGTTCGAGACGAACCGGCGCATCATCGTCAGCAAGCTCCGCGAAGCGGCCGATCAGCGAGCCGGCGAGACGATGATGCGCAACCAGTTCGAGCCGGCCTTCCGGCGCCAGGCGGTACAGGAGCTCTCGCGCCTGATGTCACCGCCAGCCGACGCGGCTCAGGCCGCCGAATAGCCATGTTCAGCCTGACCAACGACACTGCCGCGCTTGTCGCGGCCTTCTGCGCTGCGTTCGAGCCACAGGAGTTGCTACCGATCTACGATTGGGCGGAAGGTCGCGTCGTCATACCGCCGGAAGCCTCGACCTCGGTGCCAGGGCCGCTTTCCTGGGCGGGCTTCGCCTATTGCCGCGAGCCGCTCAACCGCCTTCATTTCGACGATCCCTGCAAGCGCGTCACCGTTAAGGCGTCGTCGCAGTCGGGGAAGTCCAATATCGGGGTCGTCTGGGTCTCGTGGATCATCGATCAGCGGCCGCGACCCATCGGCCTCGGTCTACCCAGCCTTGCCAAAGTCCGCGAGTTCAGTTCGACGAAGCTGCAGCCGGTGTTCGATGCGACGCCCTGCCTTGTCGACAAGGTCCTGCCGACGTCGACGCGCTCGGAGCGCGGCTCGACGACGACAGACAAAGCCTTCATCGGCGGCTCGCTCAAGATCTTCGCGATGTCATCGCCGCTGGCCCTCCAGACGTCGAGTTTCGGCGCGCTATGGATGACGGAATCGCCCGGCTTTCTTGCGGACGTCGGCGGGCGCGGGTCGCCAATCCATCAGGCCCGCGCCCGCATGGACGGATGGGACATCGCAGGCACGAAAGAACTGCACGAATCGACGCCGGGCGAGATTGGCGCCTGCCCGATTACCCAGGACTATGAGGCCAGCGAGCAGAACCAGTATTATATGCCCTGTCCGCACTGCGACGCCTGGCACCGGTGGGAATGGGAGAGCTTCGTGGTGCCAGCGCGGGCCACGGACGCGCCGACGATCACCGCGCCGTGCTGCGGCGTCGACATCGAGGAGCGTCACAAGCCGGCCATGGTGGCCGGCGGCCTCTATCTGCCTACGTTCGAGTCAGCCGACCCCGGCAATCCCGCGCCGGGACGTTCCGTGCCGTTTGCGGAGCTGGCGAAGTGGGCGGCGCGCGACACCGAAGGGCGCGAACCGGGCTACTATTTCTGGCAGGCGCACTCGCCGCTGAAGACCTGGGCCAGCATCGCAGCGGAGTATCGCGAGTCGCAGAAGTCATCGGAAACCCGTGCCACGTTCCGCCAGCAAAAACTCGGCCTCGCCTCCGATCCCGCCGCCGCCGCGCCCGAGCACACGACGATCGCGAAGGCTGCCGAGAGGATCGGCGTTGCGCGCGGCATCATACCGAGCTGGGCCGCCTGTCTCGTCGGCGCCGCAGACATCCAGGGCGACCGGATCGAGTGGGCGGCCTACGCGATCGGGCCCAACAACTGGGCGCGCATCGATCGCGGCGTCATCGAGATCGACCCGCTCACGCGCGACGCTTGGTCGGCACTGGCGCTGGTCGTCGGGCGAAGCTATGGAGGGCCACGGATCGCCGAAATCGGCTTCGACGCCTTCTTCGTGGATTCGGGCGGCAAGGAAGGCGTCTCGCCGCAGGTCTATCAGTTCACGCGCGCCCGAGGCACGAGAGCGGGCTCGGGCAATGTACGCTCGCTGAAGGGGTCTAGCTACGAGCTGCCCGGCGGACAGGCCGTTCTTGAGCGCGCCCTGAAAGTGCGGATGCCGGACGGCCGCAAGGTCCGCCACCACATCGTCTTCGTCGATGGCTATGTTGTGAAGCGGCAGGTCTATGGCGCGCTTGCGGCATTCGTCGCCAGCGCGGAGAGCGGCGAGCTGCGCCCCGGCGCGCTGCTACTGGAACGCGACTCGACGGTCGAGGATGCACAGCAGATTACGGCGGAGCGTCTCGTATTGCCGAAGGCCTATCGGCCAGGGGCACGCGGCATCTGGGAATCGCGTTATCCGCGGAACGAGCAGCTCGACATGGCCGTCTATGCCTGGTCGGCCGCGCAGTGGCGCGGCATCTGGGCGTGGGACGCCGATCGCTGGGCGAGCGAGTTCCTCGCCAAGGCGCGCCCCGCAGCGGACGTGACGGCGGTCCCGCTGGAGCAATTGTGGAATAAACCGGCGCAGCCCGAGGCGGCTGTCGCGGGCGAGACCGCGAAGGACCGCGCGCCGCGCGGATCGCGGTTCGCCTCGATCTTCGGGGGGGACGCATGAGCCTGACCAGCGAACAGTCAGCAGAACTGGCGGCCCTGAGGACGGCGCGGGCGGCGCTTATCACCGGCCAGCGTGTGGCCAAGGTGACGAAGGGTGACCGCACGGTCGAATATTCGCCAGCCGATATTGACCGTATCGACGCACGGATCGCCGAACTCGAAAGCCTCGCCGCCGGCGCGCCGCGCCGCCGCGCGATGATCTTCAGGCTGTAGCATGACCACCGGACTGATCTATCCGAACGGCCGGGCCGTGAGCACGGCGGATGTCGCGCGCGTACGCGCCTCGGCGCTGGCTGGCGCGCTAGTCCGCGGCGAAGCGCCCTATGGCGGCGCCAGGCAGGCAGGGACGTTCCTGTCGGAGTGGCGCGCAACGCTGCGCTCGGCCGATGCGGACTACCTGCCCGACCGCGATCGCCTCACGGCCCGCGTCCGCGATCTCATCCGCAACGATCCCGTCGCTGCCTCGATTCCGACGCGGCGCGTGAACTCGGCGGTCGGCACCGGCTGGCGGCGGATCTCGCGTCCCGACTTCGAGACGCTCGGCATCACGCGCGATGCCGCGGACATTCTCGGCCGCCAAATCGAGCGCGAGTGGCGGCGCTATGCGCAAGGCGTCTTCTTCCAGGCGGACGCCGAGCGCCGTCTGACGTTCGGGCAATTGCTGCGTGTCGCCGCCCACCACATCATCGCCGACGGCGAAGCGCTCGGGGTGCTCGAATGGGACAGCGCCGCGCAGACAAAGTACAAGACCCGACTGAGGCTCATCGACCCCGACCGGCTGTCGAATCCGAACGGTGCGCCGGATACCGAGTGGCTGCGCGGCGGTGTCGAGCGGAACGCGAACAATGAGCCGTGGCGCTACTGGATCCGCGAGGGCCATCCGGCCGATCTTGGCAGCGTCCGCTCGTTCACCTGGGCATCGCGTGAGCGCTTCACCTTCTGGGGTCGCCCCCGCGTACTCCATGTCTTCGACGCGACGCGAGCCGGCCAGACCCGCGGCGTGTCTCGCTTCGTCGCCGTCCTGAAGTCCATGAAGGGCCTTGCGCACTTTACCGATGCACAGATCGAGGCGGCGGTGCTCAACGCGCTCTTCATCGCCTTCGTCAAGTCCAGTGCCGGGCCGGACGCTGTGTCGGAGAGCTTCACGGCCGACGATCTGGTGGAGTGGGCCGGCGCGCGCGACAGCGCCTATGGCAAGTCGCCTATCAGCCTCACCAACGGCGCCCGCATTCCGGTGCTTGGGCTCGGGGACGAGGTCTCGATGCAGACATCGGCGCGGGATGTCTCGGATTTCGAACCGTTCAGCCGGGCGCTGATCCGCCTGACCTGCGCCTGTCTCGGCACAACCTATGAAGAGGGTGCCATGGACTATTCCAACACGAACTACTCCTCGGCCCAGGCCGCCGCCATTCCGGCCTGGCTGGAGACGCTGGCGCTGCGCGACCAGCTCGAACCAGGCCTCGCAACGCCCCATCATCTCGCCTGGCTGGAGGAAGCGTTCGACCGGTCAATCATCGTTCCGCCGCCGGGCGCGCCGGATTTCTACGACGAGCCGGAGGCCTATGCCGAGGGGCGCTGGGTCGCACCGGGCCGCGGCACGATCGATCCGACCAAAGAAGTGGACGCGGCCGCGGCGCGGATAGAGGCGGGCATCTCGACTCTGGAGAAGGAGTGCATGGAGCGCGGCGACGACTGGGAAGAGACGGTCGCGCAGCGCAAGCGCGAACTCGACTACCTCGCGGCGCTCGGCATGCAGCCCCCGGCCGGCGCCCTCGCGGTCGCGGCGTCCGCGGCCCGTCAACCCGAACCGCCGGCGCAGACGCGCGGCTCATAGACCAACGGTCCCGCACATGCCGAATTCCGTCAACGGCCCCGCCTCACGCGCGGCCTCGCTTCTCCATGGCCGGCCGCTGGCTCTTCGCCGCGACATGGTCGGCACGAGCTACGCAGCGCTCGCCGGCGCGCTCGCCAGCCAAAGCGGCCAGGATGGCATGCTGCGCCGGATCGCGCGGCATCTAGGCCTCGGCCGCGCTCTCCGCCCCGCGGCTGCGAGGCTGTCCATCAGCGCGGGCGATCCGCGCCCCTACGGCGAGTTCGCAAACGGGGTGGCGGTCATCGGCATCGAAGGCGTTTTGCTGGATCGCGCCATCTTCTACAGCGACTGGGAGACAGGGGAGCCGTGTCTCTGCGTCGATGGCTACGACCGCATCTGGGCGGCGATCGAGGCGGCGATGGCCGACGATCAGGTCGCGGCCATTCTCCTGCGGATCGCTTCGCCCGGCGGGCTCGTCACGGGCTGCTTCGAACTCTGCGCCAAGATAGCGGGTATCGCGGCGAAGCCCGTCGTCGCCTATCTCGCCGACTATGCTTTCTCGGCCGGCTATGCGATCGCGTGCAGCGCCTCGGCGATCGTCGCGGCCGAATCCGGGTCTTGCGGCTCGATCGGCGTGCTGGCGGTCCATGAGAGTTATGCGGCGTTCCTGGAGGCTCACGGCGTCGCCACGACCTTCATCGAGTCGCACCGGCTGAAGAGCGCAGGCGACCCCGCCAAGCCGCTGGAACCGGCCGCCGCCGCCATGATGCAAGAAGGTGTCGATGCGGCGGCGGTGCAGTTCGTTGCGCATGTCGCCGCGCGGCGGGGCCTCGCGCCCGAAGCGGTGGACGCCTTCGAGGCAGGGTGGTTCACGGCGGACGCGGCGCTCGCCAACGGTCTAATCGACGGCGTCGGCGGGTTCGACGAAGCGCTTGCCGCCCTGCAAGCCGATGCGCCCAGCTTTCTCGCCCTGTTCCACCCAGAAATCAGCCCGGACCCTGACCCTTCCGCCGTCGCGCCGCCGGAGGGCGCGCCGGTTTCAAAATCGGAGAACGAGATGAAGACCAAGCCGAAGCTGTCGGCGAAGAAACCAGGGGCCGGCGCGACGGCTCAGGTCGAAGACGACAAGGCCGACGCCGCCGAGGCCGAGGGCGCCCCGGTCGACGAGGAAGACGAAGACGAGCCCGACGAGGACGGCGAGGCCGGCGAGGGCGGCGCGCCTGACGAGGCTACGCGGATCTCCCGCTCGCCGCTCGCCGCGAAGCACCCCGCGCTCGCGCTCGCGGCGATCCGCTCGAAGATGACGTTTCGCCAATTCGAGGCCGCCGTGAAGGCGNNGGCCGAAGGCCTCGCCCGGCGCAACGGTCATCGACGCCAAGGGCATCTACGCGAGCCGCCGCAAGACGGCAGCGCGCGCCCGCAACGCGGCCTGACAGCCGCAGATCAATCGAACAACGGAGTAAGCCATGCTCACGGAACGGTATTATCCGGGCGAAGTCCTCCTTTCGGAGGCCCCCGGCACGTATAGCCGCGATGCGATCACCATCGCGGAATCCCAGACGCTGGAGGCTGGCCAGCCGCTCGGCCGCCTTGCAACGGCGGCGACCGTCAGCCGCGCCGCCGCCGCCGGCAACTCCGGCGACGGCGTGATGACCCTCGCCACCCCGGCATTCAGCGGCGCTGTGAAGCCGGGCGTCTACAAGGTCACCTGCATCGAGCCCGCTTCCGACGCCGGCACGTTCCAGGTGGAGGACCCGGACGGCATCCCTGTCGGCGTCGCACGGGTCGGCGTTGCCTTCGACGGGCCCATCAAGTTCACGATCGCCGACGGGGCCGCGAACTTCGTCGCAGGCGACGTCATCAACGTGACCGTCACCGGCGTGAGCTGGCAGCACAAGGCGCTCGCGCCGGCAGCCACGGACGGCACCCAGGTCTTCGCCGGGCTCCTCTATGAGGGCATCACGACCGGCGTCGGGGAGACGGCGCAAGCGACGGCCTTCACGCGCCAGTGCGAGGCGAAGGACAGCGCCATCCGCTGGGGCGCCTTCACGACCGACCAGAAGGCTCTGGCCCGCGTCCAGGCCAAGGCCCTGGGCATCATCATTCGCTGACGCCGCCGGCGTCCAACAGAAGGAGTTCCAGCCATGCTGGCCGATGTTTTCAATACGCGGCTGTTCGAAACGACGTCGCTGACGGCGGCGATCAACGCGCAGCCCTATCTGCCGAGCTTTCTCGGCTCGCTCGGCATTTTCGAGGAAGAGGGCGTCGAGACGACGACGGTCTTCGTCGAGGTCGAGAACGAGACGCTGAGCCTCGTGCCGGCGACGCCGCGCGGCGCGCCGGGCACGCCCAGCACTTCGACCAAGCGGGACGGCATCGCATTCGCGGCGCCGCGGCTGCTGGTTTCGGACGGCCTGATGGCCGACGAAGTGCAGAACGTGCGGGCGTTCGGGACGGAGGACCAGGCGGCAGGGATCGAGCAGAAGCGCGACCAGAAGCTTGCCCGCGCGGCGCGCGATCTGGACCTCACGCTCGAATATCACCGGCTGGGCGCCATCTCCGGCATCGTGCTGGATGCGAGCGGCTCGACGCTGTTCGACCTCTATTCGAAGTTCGGCATCTCGACCCCCGCGCCGATCTCGCTCGAGCTCGACCAGGCGGCCGGCACGGCGGACATCCGCAAGCGGATCGCGGCGGTGAAGAGGGCGATCAACGACGCCTTGGGTGGTCACCGGGGCATGATGACCGGCATCCTGTCGTTGTGCGGCGACGATCTGTGGGACGAGCTGACCAACCACGAGGAGCTGCGGGCGACCTATCTCAATCAAGCGTCGGCGAACGACTTGCGCGAGTCCGACACGCTCGACTCGTTCACCTTCGGCGGGGTGCGCTGGGTCAACTACCAGGGCTATGGCAGCGTCAAGATCGCGGCGGCGGAGTGCCGCTTCGTGCCCCTGGGCGTGCCCGAGCTCTTCAAGACCACCTTCGTGCCCGCGGACTACATGGAGGCGGTCAACACGATCGGCCTGCCGCGCTACACGAAGGCGGAACCGATGCGGATGAACCGGGGTATCGAACTGGAGAGCCAGTCGAACCCGATCACTATCTGCACGCGGCCGAAGGCGCTGATCAAAGGCACGCTGACCTGAGCCGATGAGCTACGACGACGCACTCGACGGCCTTCACGCGGCCGTCGAGCAGGTTTTCGGGCGGGCGGCGGTCTATTGGCCGCCCGATCCGCCGGGGGCTCCCGGCGTCGCGTGCGTCGTCGTGACGGACATGAGCGACGCCGAACTGGCGACACGCGGGCTCGCGGCACGGTTCGCCGCCGGCGTCTTCGAAGTCCTGGCCGATGCGATTCCATCGCCTCGGCGCGGCGGGCAGCTGGCCGTGACCGTGCGCGACGAAACGACAACATGGGTCGTCACGGACGAGCCGGAGATGGCCGATCCGGACCGGAAGGTCTGGACGCTGCGCTGCGAGCTCGCGTCATGAGCCGCAGCGGCTGGACAACGGATTTCAGGGCCGAGATGCGCAAGGCGGCGCTGGCGCCGCGCATCGCGGCGACGAAGGGCATGCGCCTGACCGGCGAGGGGCTGAAGCGGGACATCCGCGCCCAGGTGACAGGCGCGGGGCTGGGGCAGCGCGTCGCCAAGACGGTGCGCGAGGTGACCTATCCGAAGGGTACGACGGTCTCGCTGCGCCCGGCCTCGACGGTTTTCTTCCGGGCGCCGCACATCATCCGCGCCTTCGAGGACGGGGCGACGATCCGCCCGGCGGGCGGGGCGGCCTATCTGGCGATCCCGACCGATGCCTGCCCGCGCGGGCGGTACGGCCGCCGCATGAAGCCGGCGGAGGCGCGGCAGCGGTTCGGCGCGGGGCAGGTGGTGCGCCTTAGCAGCGGCGCGCTGATGCTGGGGTTCCGCACGGGCGTCACGCTGACGAAGCGCGGCGGCTATCGCAAGGCGGGCAAGCGGGCGTCGCAGCTGGTGCTCTTCTACGCGCTCGTCCGCCAGGCGCGGATGCCGAAGCGGCTCGACCTCGCCGGGGCGCTGCGCACGGCGGGGAGCCGGCTCAACACCAATATCGCGGCGTCGTGGCCGCGCGACATCGAGGCGCTGTAGATGGCCAGCCTGGAACCGATCCTGCAGGCGGTCTTCGCCAAGGTCGCGACGGCGCTGGCCGGGGTGGCGTCGGCCGACGATGTCGCGACGCGCAATGCCGCCTTCGCCGAGCGCCTGGAGAGCCGCTCGGCGCTGTGGGCCAATCTGCTGGACGGCGCGCCTGCCGGCGGGCCGGTCGGCGTCATGGGCGGCGGCTGGGAAATCGATCACGTCGCGCGGCTGACCCTCGTCGCGCGCGGCGAGAGCGACGGCGCGCGCGACGCCCGCTTCGCCGCCGCCGTCGCCGCGATCGTCGCGGCGTTTCCCGAGGACGAGACGCTGGGCGGCCTCGCCGATCTCGTCGAAGTGCAGCCGGTCGAAGGCCCGGCCCCGGAAGTCGCCGATCTCGCGGCCGGCTTCAAGGCGGGCGAGCTGCCGATCCTCATTCTCTACACCGCCGCGACCGCGGCGGGCTGAACGGGAGCCTGCCATGAGCCAGACGAAGAGCGATAACGGTGCCGAGCCCTTTCCGCTGCCGGCCGCCGCCGCCGCGCCTGTGTGGGTTGTGCTCGAAGCCGACTTTCGCGACGTGCCGGCGGGGCGCTGCGTCCGTGTCGCGGCGGGCGAGGCGGAAGCCCTGATCGGGGCGAAGGCGGGCCGGCGCGCGACCCCTACCGACCTTTCGATCGGCGCGAGCCTCGCGCGCGATCTGACCTGAGCCAGAAGGAGACTTTCCCATGCGCAATCTCGGCCGGGCCGCGAAGGTCCGCTTCAGCTACCAGGCGGACGCGGTGACGCCGGGGACGACCGGCTGGGTGCTGCCGTCGTTCTACGAGGTGACGCCGCCCGGCGATCCCGGCATCCAGGACGACCCGATCCTCGGCGGCAGCCTCAACAACGGCCGCGATCCGGGCGAGGGGGTGCGCGAACTGGAGGGCGGCGAGCTGCGCCTCGCCGTGCCGTTCGACCTCAACATGATGGGGCACTGGCTGCGCATGGCGCTGGGGGCAGGCGTCGAGAGCGGCTCGACGCCGAACTACGTCCATACCTTCGTCTCCGGCAAGGCGGCGCTGCCCTATGTGACGCTGGAGGTGAAGTACACGTCCGGCTATGTCGCCCGGCACGAAGGCTGCGTGCTCAACACGCTGGCCCGCCAGATGCGCAAGGAGGCGGCCTTCGCGCGGCTGGAGCTCGGCTTCATGACGCGGCGGACGATCATCGCCAGCGACTTCATCGCCGGCGGCACGGCGGCGACCGTCCAGGCCGAGCTGAAGGTCGCGCAGGTGCGCGGCAAGGCTCAGTACGGCGGCACCGACATGGGCGACCTTTTGGAGGCGGCGTTCAGCTTCTCGAACAATTGCGAGGCCTATAACACGGTCAGCGGCGACGCCTTCCCGCTGGAGATCGATCCCGGCTTCACGGCGCTGACCGGCACGCTGCGCACGCGGCTGCGCGACAAGACGCTGCGCGACATTTCCGTCGCCAACACGACGGATTCGCTGGCGCTGCTGATGACGCACCCGTCCGACGCGACCAACCGGCTGATGTCGCTGACCATGCCGGTGGCGCGGATCGCGTCGCAGGGCGCGCCGGTGAGCGGGCCCGGCGGCATCGACGAGAGCTTCGCCTGGCAGGCCGAGCAGACCAGCGGCGCGCCGGCGATGACGGCCGTCCTGAAGAACGGCCTCGCCGCGACCGTCTACGGGTACTGACCATGAAGCTGAGCCTGGAAGCGCGCGAGGGCGGCACCTTCGTCTTCGTGCGGGGCGTGGACGTAGTGAAGATCCAGCACCGGGCGATCCAGCCGGTGTTCGACTTCGCGATCGCCGGCAACCGGGCGCTCCAGACCGCGCGGTCGATGCGGGACGGGGCGGCCGAGGGCGCGGCGCTGGGCTTCCAGCCGCCGACCGGCACGGCGGAGTGGTCGGCGGGCGACTGGGAGGTCTTCGCGGCGCGGCTGGTGCAGGCCGAGCTGCTGGCCCTGGTCGCGACGGGCTGGGAGGGCGTCTCCGGGACCGACGGCGCGGCGTTCCCCTTCGGCCGCGACGCGGCGCGGACCCTGATGTGCCGGAACGACGATCTCTATGCCGCCTGGTGCGCCTATGTGGCGGCAGCGACGGTGGAGGCGAACGAGGGAAACGCCTGAGCGCCCTCGCCGACTATGTGTTCGGCGGGGGCGCGGCCTACTGCAATGGCTGCCGCGACATCGGCAGCGCCTGCGCGCGCGGCGGGCGCGGCGCCGACGGGCGGGTCTGCCCGCAGGTCGAGCACGCGCCCCGCACCGGGCTCGGCCAGCTTGTGTGGGACGCGGCGCAGTCGCCGGGCGTCTGGAAGGCCGGGGGCATGGGCGGCGTCACGGGCCTCGACTGGGCGGCGGCGCGGGCGATGAGCGACGGCGAGGCCTGGGACGCGCTGGTGCCGCTGCTGAGAGCGATCGAGGTCGGGGCGCTGCGCGGGGCGGCGCGCAAGGCGACACAAGACAAGCCCGGGGGCGGCGATCATGGCTGACAAGTCGTTCATCCTGCGCATGGAGATCGAGAACGGCCAGGCGGTCGTCCGGCAGATCGAGGATCTGGGCGCGGCCGGCGAGCGGGCCGGGCGCAAGATCAAGCAGGCGGTCGACGGCGAAGCGACGCCCGGCCTGCGCGGGTTCAACGCCGCGGTCTTCGAGGGCGGGCGGGCGCTCGACGGGTTCGCGATGCGCGCCGGTCCGGTGGGACGCATCCTCTCGGAAATGGGCCGGGGCGGCTATGCGGCGGCGCTGGCGGTCGGGGCGACCGTGACCGGCGTCGTCCTGCTGGCCGGCCAGGTCAAGAGCGCCGTGCGCGACATGGACCAGCTGGCCGATGCGGCCGAGCGGCTGAAGATCAACGCCGAGACGCTCCAGGCGCTGCGCATCGGCGCTCGCGATTCCGGCTTCGAGCCGGGTCAGGCGGACCAGTCGGTGCAGTCGCTGCGCGACGCGCGCCTGAGCGCGCTGTCGGGGCTGCGCGGCTCGGAGAAAAGCCTGAAGGCGTTCGAGGCGCTGGGCATCAGCCGCGCAGATCTCGTCCAGCTGGAGAGCATGGAGGCGCTGCTGGCCCGCGTTGCCGCCGGGGCGAAGGCGATGGGCGACGAGGGGCGGGCGGCGGGCGTGCTGTTCAAGCTGGGCCTCGACGCCATCGCCACGGCGCTGATCCGGTCAAACGGCGACCTCGCGGCCTTCACGGCGGCGCTGAAGGCCAACGGACAGGTGATCGACGAGGAACTGGTCAAGAAAGGCGCGGAGGTCAATCAGCGCTGGGACGAGATGGCGACGAAACTGAACGTCGCGGTGACGCCGGCGCTCGTCCGGCTGGGCGAGGTCGCGACGCCGGTTCTGGAGTTCTTCGCGAATAGTCTCGCCATGATCGCGAACGGCCTGACCTCGATGCAGGGGGCGCTGGAGATCGTCGCGCCGACGCTTGCGGCGACGGCCCGCGAGCTGGCGGTCATCGACGGTCTGGTCGCCCGGCTGCCGTTCGCCGCTGCGGCCGGGCAGGTCGGCGCGGCGGCGGCGGCGCGGGTGGCGGCCGAGGCGGAGGCCGAGGCGGAGGCCCGGCGGCGCGGCTGGGGCGCGGTCGGCGCGCAGTTCGCGGGCGAGACCGTCGAGGTCGTCGGCCGGCGCGGCGTTCGCGCGGCGGCGGCGCAGGCGGACCGCGATCTCGCGGCGGCCCGCAAACTCGTGTTGTCGCTCAGCGGCCAGGAGGTGCAGGTCAATGCCCGGCTGCAGGAAACGCTTGAGGGCCTCGCCAAGGCGCGGCGGCTTGGCGTCATCGCGAGCGACGCAGAGTATCAATCCCTGGTCAGGAATGCCGAGGCGAAGGCCAGGCAGGAACTGTCCGGGCAGGCCGACTCGCTGGACGCAGCGGCGCGCGCCGCCGGACAGTATGCAGAGCAGCTGGCGGGCATCGACTCAGCCGCCGATGGCGCGGCACTGCGCCTATCGGCGATGGATCGCATTCTGCGCGGCCAGGTCACCACCCTGAACGATCTGCTGTCGGTCCTCGCCGACGTGATCGCCGAGATGGCACGCATGGCGGCGCAGCAGGCGATCAGCGGCCAGGGCGACTTCTTCGGCAATTTCGCAAGCATGATCGGCGGGTTCTTCGGCGGCGGCGGTTCGGCGGGACAGTCCGGCGGTGTCGGACCTGGCGTCTCCACCGGCCAGTTCGGCGGGCGGCGCGCGGCGGGCGGTCCGGTCGATCCCTTCAAGGCCTATCTGGTGGGCGAGCGCGGGCCGGAGCTGGTGACGTTCGGCGGGCATGGCTATGTGCACAACGCCGGCCACACGGCGGCGATGATGGCGGGGCAGCAGCGCCAGGCGGCGATGGCGGTGAACGTCGCGCCGGCGCAGGTCGAGTTCAAGGTGATCAACCAGGGCCCGCCGATGGAGGTGGAGACGCGGCAGTCGCGCGGCGCCGACGGGCGCCTGCAGGCCGAGGCGATCCTGCGGCCGATCGTCAGCGACATCCAGAAATCGAACATCGCGTCCGGCCGGACCGACAGCGCCCTCAAAGGCCGCTTCGGACAGCGGCCGCTGCTGACGCGGCGGTGAGACCATGACGGCATGGCCGAGCCTGCCCAAGCCCCGCGTCGAGGGGTTCAGCGAGACGCTGGGCAAGGGCATCGTGGCGTTCCAGTCGGACAAGACGGGGGCGGGCAAGACGCGGGCGGTGACGACCAATGCGCCGGCGATCCTCGCCTTCACGATGAGCCTGACGGCGACCGAGGTCGGCACGCTGAAGACCTTCTACGCCGCGACGACGCAGTACGGGACGCTGCGGTTCAGCTTCACCCATCCGATCAGCGGCGCCAGCGTGACGGCGCAGTTCCAGGGCGAGCCGACGATCCAGCCCAAGCCGAACGCGGCGCGGTTTCTCGCCGGCGTGCAGCTGAGGGTCTGGGGGTAAGGCGGGGCGGTGCGTCCTTCGAGACGGCCGCTTCGCGGCCTCCTCAGGATGAGGCGGGCCGGGGGGCTTCGGGATGAGGTCCTTCGAGACGCGGCCTTCGGCCGCTCCTCAGGATGAGGATCGTGGGGGTTCACGGCGATGATTGGTGGGGGATGGCATGACGCTTGAGCAGGAGGTACGCAAGCGGGACAGCGCCGACCCGATCGTCGCCCTGGCGATCATCGCGCATCCCGATCTCGATCCGCCGATCCGCGTCGCGGCGAACGGCGAGGATATCGAGAGCGACGGCGAGACGTTTTTCGGCTGGCCGTGGGAGCTGAAGCGCCCCGACGAGGGCGAGGACGCCGACTACCAGGCCGAGATCACGATCGACAATATCGATCCGGTCATCGTCACCACGCTGAAGGCCTCGGCTGTCGCGCCGACGATCACCATCCAGCTGATCATGGCGAGCGCGCCGGACGATGTGGAGCAGGAGCTGGCGAATTTCGGCCTCAGCGAGATCAGCTTCGACGCCGAGACGATCAAGGGGACGCTGAGCTTGCGCGAACTGCGCGACAAGCCGGCCTGCTGCAAGAGCTTCACGCCTAGTGTCGCGCCGGGACTGTTCTGATGAGGATCGAAGCGCTGGACATCAAGGCGCTGCTGCGCGTGCCGTTCGTGGCGAAGGGGCGCGGGACGGACGGCTGGGACTGCGTCGGCTGCGCGCTGTTCGTGACCCGAACGGCGTTCGGGGTACGACTACCGGACTGGCTGGACGGCTATGACGGCACGGACCGCGCGGCTGCGGGCGAGATGGCGGCGGCGATCGGGCGGGGCATGGAGCGGTTCGTGCCCTGCGCGCCGCGGGCCGGGGCCTGGCTGCTGTTCCAGCGGTTCGGCGTGCCGGTCCATATCGGCGTCGCCCTCGACCGCGTCACGATGATCCATGCCGACGATGCCGGGGCGGCGATCGGGCGGGCGCGGGTGGTGAGCGGCGGCGGCACCTATACCGCGCGCTTCGATGCGGACCCCTGGGCGCGCCGCCTGGTGGGGGCGTGGATGCCGAAAGAGATGGCGGTCCTTCCAGACGGGCGCGGGGCGCGCCCTCCTCAGGATGAGGAAGGGTGGGGGGTGTCCTTCGAGACGGCCGCTTCGCGGCCTCCTCAGGATGAGGAAGGGTGGAGGATGTCATGAGCGAGCTGTCGGCAAGCCGCCCTTCGGCCCTTCCGCTCGCTGGCGCGAGCGGCCCCCTTCCCCCTGCTGCGCAGGGGACTTCCCCCGCGAAGGGCGGGGGCAGAAAGGTTGCCGAGGCGCGCGGCCTTGCGCCGGCGACGGTGTCGCGGCATCCGTTTGTGGCGCCTTATCAGGGCGCGGTGCCCGAGGGCGAGACGCTGGCGCAGTTCGTGGCGCGCTGCGTGGCGGGCAAGCATCTGAGCCTCGCCGAGGCGCGCTCGGCGGCGCTGGAGATCACCGTGCACGGTACCGCGATCCCGCGGGTGCTGTGGCACAGGGTGCGGCCGAGGGCCGGCGCGCTGGTGCTGGTGCGCATCCGCCAAGGAAACAGCGGTTCGGGCAAGAAGAACCCGCTGCGGACGATCCTGCAGCTGCTGGTGGTCATCGCCGTGTCGGCGATCTCGGGCGGCGCTCTGGGCACGATCGCGGGCATCTCGTTCGCGGCGGGATCGACAGCGGCCATCGTCGCGGCCGGGGTGGCGTCGATCGCGCTCAACGCGCTGGTCAACGCGATCGCGCCGATTCCGCAGCCGCAGCTGGGCGAGCGGTCGCAGAGCTATACGCTGTCGGGCAGCCGCAACGCGGCCGATCCCTATGGCCCCTGCGTGATGACGCTGGGCCGGATGCGGGTGACGCCCAAGCTGGCGATGCGGCCCTTCACGCGGGCCTATAACGACGACACCGTGCTCTACATGCTGTTCCAGTGGCATGTGGGGAAGTGCGAACTCTCGGAGATCAAGATCGGCGACACGCCGATCGGCGACTTCCAGGACGTGACGATCGAGCACCGCCTGGCCGGCGAGCCCTATGCCGACGAGATCACGCTGATCCCCAATCTGGTGATCGAGAATCCGGACATCTCGATCGAACTGAAGAACGTCGACGGCTGGCACGTGCGCGCCTTCCCGAAGAACAGCACGGGCCTGTCGCTGGACCTCGTGCTGCCGGGCGGGCTCAACCAACAGAAGGACGGCAAGACGCAGAACCGGACGATCGTCGTCGACGCCGAGTACCGGCTGGTCGGGGCGGGCAGCTGGACCAAGGTGCCGACCGGGGCCTCGCCGCACATGTCGGCGGCCGGGCGCTTCACGCTGACCGCGAACAAGACGAGCGCGATAAGGCGCAGCCTGGTGTGGGACGGGGCCAGCGGCGCGGGCGACTACGAGGTCCGCGTGATGCGGGTCAGCGACGACAACCGCCCGGTCACGGTCAGCGACGACATCTACTGGATGGGGGTGCGCGGCGACCGGCCGGGCGCCCCGGTGCTGGACGACAGTCTGTGCCTGACGGCGGTGAGGATCGTCGCGTCGGGGCAGCTGAACGGCGTCATCGACCAGCTCAACGCCATCGTCGAGCCGATCATGCCGGTCTGGTCGGGGGGCGCCTGGACCACCGAGGCGAAGACCCGCAATCCCGCTGCGCTGTTCCGCTGGCTGCACACGGGCCAGGCGATCAGCGCGGCCGACCGGCTGAGCGAGTCCGAGCTCGACGGCGCGGCGCTGGCGGACTGGTACGATTACTGCGTCACCAAGGGGCTGACCTGCGATCACGTCTTCGACTATCCGGCGGGCGTCGAGGAGGCGGCGCAGCTGACGGCAGCCTGCGGCTATGCGACGGCCGCCTGGGCGATGGGCAAGCGGACGGCGGTGATCGACGATGTGAAACTGCCGACGCAGCTTTTCACCTCGGAGACGGTGCGCGGCTTCCGCGGCAGAATCGCCTATCTGGACGAGGTGCACGCGCTGCGCTGCCTCTTCGCGAACGCGGCGGCCGGCTACAAGCCCGACGAGATCATCGTCTATGCCGACGGCTATGACAGCACGACGGCGACGAAATTCCAGCAGGCCGAGATCCCCGGCAAGACCTCGGCAAGCGACGTCTGGAAGGCCGGGCGGCGGCTGCTGAAGCGGGCGGCGATCCGGCGGATCGGCTACGAGTTCGAGATCGACACCGAGTGCCTGGTCAGCCGCTACGGCCAGCGCGTTCTGGTGGAGCATTTCGCGCTGCACCGCGAGGCGATGAGCGCCCGCATCGAGGCGCTGGTCCTGACCTCCGGCGAGGTGACCGGCGTGACGCTGTCGGAGACCGTGACGATGGAGCACGGCGCGACCTATGGCCTGCAGGTGCGGCGCGGCGCGGACGGGACGCTGCCGCTGTTCGACGTGGTCAACCCGGCGACGATCGGCGTGCCCTGGAGCGGGGCGACGCTGACCTTCACCGGGGCGGCTCTGGAGGCGTTCGAGCCGGCGGTCGGCGACCTGGTCGTCTGGGGCCGGAGCGCGGCGACGGTCGAGGATGTCAGCCTGGTGCGCCTTGCCCCGGCGAACGACGAGTTCACCGCGACGGTCTTCGCGGTGCCCTATGACGAGGATCTCTTCTCCGGCGACGGCGCCTCCGCCCCGGCGCATCTGTCGGCAATCAACGGGCAATCGGCGGGGGGGCTGGTGCTGAACCCGGTCAGGCCGTTCACGGCGCTGGAGGCGCGGCTGACGGCGATGCTGGGCGACATCAGCGCGGCGGCGGGCGACGGCGTGCTGACGCCGGCGGAGAAAGTGGGCCTGGTGCCGCAGCTGAAGCAGCTGATCACCACCGAGGCGGCGCTGGTCGCGCGCGCCGGCGCGCTGGGCATCACCGCCGAGAAGACGGCGTTCGAGGCGGCGATGACGACGCTCAACGCCTATCTCGCGACGCTGACGACCGACGTCGCCTGGGACGACCAAAGCGGCAACACCGACGTGACGGGCGCGACGCTGATCGCCGACTATCGCGCGGCGCTGGAGAAGCAGATCGCGCTGCAGGATGCGATCGATGCTGCGAACGACAATCGCCTTGCCGCCTTTGCGGCGGCGGTGGCCTGGCAGTTCCAGGACAGTGTCGAAGGGTGGAACCAGACCGGCGGGTCGGTTTCTCTGGCGGCGTCGAACGGCATCCTGACCGTGACGGCGCTGACCTCCGACCCAGCGTTTCGCTCGGCAACCGGTCTCACCATCGACGGTGCGAAGCACTACATCGTGCGGGCTCGGGCGCGGCCTCTGGCGGCGTCGCCGACATGGGACGGGACGATCTACTACGAGACCTCCGGGCATGGCTTCAGCGCCTCCTACCGCAAGACGCTGGCGAACCCCGGTCTTGTGCAGAACGAGTGGCGGGTTTTCGAGTGGGACATGCGCGCGCTATCGGCGGGCGGGACCGACTGGATCACCAACACCATCACGCGCCTCAGGCTCGACCTCGCCAATTCGCAGCAGGGCTGGGAGGTCGATTGGATCGCCGTCGGCTCGTTCGAGATCGACACGGTGTCGCTGCGCGGCATCAAGGACAATGCCGATAGAACGCAAATCAACACCGCGGCGGCCATCACCGGGCAGGGGCCGCTCGCGACGCTGACGCCGCCGAGCTATGCGGGCAACGCGGCGGCGGTGGCGGGCGGGCTGGGCG